CCTTTTCCAAAATTTTTAATTTCTGAAGAGCTTTTATTAAAAACAACGTTAATATCAGCCAAGGTTTTTTCAACCATAATGGTAGTATTCACCATGGCTTTAAACGCATTTGTGATGGCATTAAGAACGCCCACAGACGCTCCGAATGCCAAGACGCGAGCATTAGCGGCGTCTAAAGATTTAGTGAACTCATCCGCTTGACCAGTCAAACGGCCAAGAGGCTGAGATAAGGAATTAAGCGCCCTTTTGCCTCCGCTTCCACCCAAGTTTAATTGAACCGAATTAACAGCATTCTGAATTTGCTGTTGAAGTTGGGTTGCGTTTTGAAGCTGTGCGTTGAGAGGGACATTAATAGCCATACCTTATTCCTTAAATGGTACTTACACTTATTGACCCATAACTTCCATCATTTGTTCCATATTTAATTGCCCATTATTTTTTGCAAGCAATTCTGACAAGGAAACTTGTTTAGCTTCTGGATCGAGATAATTTAAATCTTCTTTTGTAGCGCCGAAAACTGCTGTTGCAGAATTGTCTTTCATTTTGCTAGTCAAAGTTTCTTTGTTACGGCTACTTTCAGAGAAACTAATCAAAGCTTCAGGGTCTTTGCGAATATAGTCAGGAATCTTATCTACATTCTGGAAAATATGTAAGAACATTCTTCCGTAAGCCAAAAGCTTTAACTGATACAGGGTAAACAAATACATTGGTTTACCGAAAACATCATAAGGCTTTTCGCAATGTGGCAAAAATAAACTAAAGCAATCTTCTAGTGAAGCTTTTTGAATATTCAAGTCTGAAAATTTAGTCATGAATCCATAATATTTTTGCATTAAAAAACTCAATTGAGAATCGTCCAATTCTCCAAACTCATCTTCGGAAAAGAACAAAGTTTTTAATTCTTCGTCTTTATACAGCAAGTTGCAAAGGAAATCCTCATTGGATCTGTTGCCAGCATACTCAGCCGCAGTTCTGCCAATCAATTCTTTTCTTTTTGTCTTTAAGACATGCAGTTTAATCTTCTCTTCTAGAATCAATTTCTTATGAGACTCTTGATGAGACGGTAAGATGATCTTGGTTAAGCTTTTTTCCAAGTTAGAGATGTAAGACTCTAATTCTAGCAGCTCGTTTTCTTCTTCGCTTGTCCAAGTTTCGTCTTTGATTAATTCTTTGAGCAACTCTTCCTCGTCGCGAATACCTTTGGACGCGGCTTTTGCGTGATGCCGATCATAACTATTCTGTAAAAATTTCTGATCCTTAAAAGTAAAATGACGCAAAAACACGGCTTGACCTTCAAAGTCAAACCGTGAGTATCCGCTAAAAATTTCGTCAATTAACTCTATGTAATGATCATTTTTCAAGACTTAGGCTCAGCTTTTTTCTTTTTCTCTTTCTTCTTTTCAGGCTCTGCTTCTGGAGCTTTTTCCGTTTCTGAATCTTGCTCTGCAAACAGTTTATCAAACTCTTCTTTGTTAGAGGCTTGATTGTAGAACCAGTAAGCAGCAATAGTTGAAATCTTTTTAGTAATCAAGAAGTACTGAGTGTCCTCAGACTCTTCTTTGTCGTAATAATCGTCCAAGCGACTCTCAAAAGAATCTCCTTTGAAATATAGTTTAGGAGCTTTATCAGATTCTCCTTGAATCATTGTCAGATTCAGGATATACCATAGAAGCAAGCGATTCTGAGCCTTCATATCAGCCGTGTGCTCAAAAAGATTCTGATAAGCCATCTCAATCTTGACAATCTTATCGCGAATCTCTGCCATTTCTAGAGTAAGCTCTTTGTCTCTCTTTTCATCCTTTGTGAGGATTTGGTTTTCACTGTATTCGCGATGCAGTTCACCAAGTTTCTGATAGTATTGATAAAGACTCTTGGCTTCTGTTTCGCTCATTAAACCGCCAGTGTCAGAATACTTCTTCACTAACATAGCTTTAGTGAGAATACCTTTCTTGACACAGCGAGACATTTCTACGCTATACTCAAGATCAGCTTCTTCGATTTGACGACGAGAAGGCTTCTTGAGAATAACCTTGATTGGCACTTGTTCACTAACTTTCTTAGTGATAGTAATGGCGTTGCCATTTTCATCTGTAGAATCGGTTTCAACAGACACCTCTTTAGTTTCATAAACATTGAAACTGTAAATTTCTTTAATTTCTTTGATTTCCATAATAGTTCCTTAGACCTGTATTATATATTAATCTTTAAAAACGAAACTTACAGTAAAATTATTTAATTCTGTATCGTTTGATCGTAAAGTTTCATTACCCAAGTCTAAAATTCTTTTTCGAAGCCATGCCATTTTATCGTTATCGAAATAGTTTCCCACATTCAAAACTGGGAAATGCTCTTCTGGAATGTTAGCGTATAGCTTTCGATAGGCTGTATCGTGTTCTTGTTTTAGGTCTTCCAAGATTCTCAAGAAGCCTTTAAATAAAAAAGAAACATTATCATTTGCTCGTCTAGCGAGAATTTTTTTTGCGTTCATACCTTATACCTTTATTATAATAAATTCAGAAGTGTAAATATATAATAATATGGCTGGATTTCTTACACCAAATCAAAAAAAGAACATAGAAAACGTTATTGACCGCATTCATGATACTTTTGCGCGAACAATCACAGTGTTTAAGATAGGCACTAGAACAGTAGTCGCCTCATCTAATAATTATAACCATGTTTACAAACAACAGTCTGCAAACACGTCAACAACAACTGTTTCTCAAACCTTTGAAGCGCGAATCAAGTATGTCGATATGGAAGAGGAATTGTTAACAGACAGAGGTTCAGGGCAAAAGGGAACGCGCAACGCGCAAGATAAAATCATTTTACCCGTTGGCACTGTGAAGATTAAAGTCAATTTAGCGGGATACAATTACATCAAAGAAGCAAAAAGAATAGAATTTGATGGTCGCCGTTTTTCTATTAAAAGTGATGCTAAACCGTTAGGCATGTTTGGTCCTCAATATTATGAATTCATATTAATACCTAGTGACGAATAATGGCTGGTAAAATCTCCAATAAAGAAGTAGAAAAACAACTTGCCTCTTTCATAGTAAAAGAAACTATGAAACAGAATAAGTCTAAGTTTCAAACTCAAGTGACGAAAGCTTTTGAGAAAATCAAACGCGAAATGATTTTACAATTTATGAATCATCCAGTAACGAGAGAAATCTTAGGCGGTCCAGACGCTTCTAACGAAAGCGGCACTTTAGACGGGTATGGAAATTTGTTTTCTTTTATTGGTTTTAATAAAGGAGACGATCCTATCGAAGCTATTTTAGACTTGTTAAACAACAGTGAAATACGCTCTTCAAACACCTCTAATTCAGGCATTATGTTTACTATCTCTATCCCATCTAAACAAGCTATTTTCGCCGCTACTCCTTTGCCTTGGGCAAGCGGCAGAAGCTGGTCAGAAGCAATAGAAAGAGGAATATCAGGATTAGGTTATTATTTAAACAGAGAAAATCTTAACAATAGTAACTCTGGAACAGGCATCCAAGTAAAATCTAATCTTAGAAAAGGCAAATATAAACCTGTTAAATATATATCCGCGTTGATAACCGAATATACTAAAAAATTTCAAAACATTGACAAAACAATAGTTATTTCTAAAACATTATGATTCCACAATTCCAGCACCAATTAACATCTTCATTCATGATGTGGTTTGACAATTACTTGCTTACTAAAGGTCAAGCTTTCACTAATACAACAGGCGTATTTTATAACTACGAAGATGAGAGAATCCCATCAGTCTATAAAGTTTTTGGCTCTTCTTACAAGCAGTGGGTTTCTGACTATTCAATAAGTGGCGCAACCGTTCCTTCTGGAGTGTTTGTAAATGGGGCATTTAAAGGTAGAGCAACAGGAGTTTCCAACACAACGTCTTCAAACATTTTAGATTTTGATAATGGCCGAGCTTTATTAAGCGGCGTTTCTGCTGCTGCGATTGTCACAGGATCTTTCGCGGTTAAAGATTTCAACGTCTACTATACTAACGATACAGAGGAAGACCTAATTTTAGATCGAAAATTTTCCACAAACAATGCTGTTGGCACAAATGAGGCTGTTACTTATGTGACTCCTTATGATCAAATGGTTCCCGCTATTTACATTAATAACGCTTCCATTCAAAACGAACCTTTTGCTTTTGGCGGAACCAACCAAACAAACACAAGCATGAATGCTGTTGTAATTACAAAAGATCCTTATCACTTGGATGGAGTTCTTTCTATTTTCGCGGATTCATTTAACCAATCTATTGTTAATATTCCGTATGCAGAATCTGCTTACACAGAATATGGAGATTTAAAAAGCGGTTTTTATAACTACCAATCTTTGAAAACAAAATATGTTGATCAACCAAAATTCTTTGTTGATAAAGTTGTAACGTCAAAACTAAATGACAAAGAAAGAAAATCTTTATTAAATGATCTTTATGTTGGCTTTATTGATTTCGATGTTTCAATCATTAGAAACCCAAATACTTAATTCCCATTTGATAGTTTTAGCTGTAAATACGTCAAACTTTCTATTATGTCCAGAAATCGTGTAATTTATCAATCAGAAGGGCTGTATACTAGCAGCGGTCTTAATTCTAAAAGCTCAGGTGAACACAAGCAGTTAAAGCGTGTTCAGAGCGCAAACTATAGCTTCGAAATCGCTCGTCAAGATGTTAATCAATTTGGCCAACTTGCTCGTATTGACGCTCTTGTTCTTCAGTCTCCAACAGTTAGCTTGGATTTAGACTATTACTTAGCTGATGGTTTCAATGAGAGCGCTTTGGGTTTCTATATGCAGGGCAATGGCGTTGGCAATAAAGGCTCAGTGACAGAAGGTAACTTTGCTTCTGGTCAAATGATTAGCTCTTCTGGTAGAAATTTCTATATCGTGACCACATCAGAAGGTTCAGATTTAAACTTTGAAAATAGCTCTGCGACTGCTCTTAGCGGCAAAAGTGTTATTGGTGTTGGTAACGGTTTCATTACTAATTATAGTGTTGACGCTTCTGTCGGTAACTTCCCAAGTGTGAAAGTTTCTGTCGAAGGTCTTGGATTTAACGTTAGCTCTTATGACATTACTGGTAACGCCACAGGAGTTCCTACTCCAGCCATTAACCCAGCCGACGGCACTAAATTAACTACTGGAGTAAGCAATTATGTTATGCTTCCAAATCCAAGCTCAGGCGACGGGGTAACTGCATTACGCCCTGGCGATATTACTTTAAGCTTTGGCGGATTCACTGGTACTGGCGCAACACCTTCGGTTAACGTAGTCAGTAATGGTGCGGATTCAATCAATATTCAAAGCGTTAGCCTTAGCTTACCAATGAGCCGTACTCCTATTGAACGTCTTGGAAGCCGTTTCGCTTTCGCTCGCGTTGTTGATTTCCCAATCGTTTCCACTATGACTGTAAACGCTCTTGTTAATGAGCAGCAGGCTCGTAACTTAGCAGATATGATCGACGATGGTACCGAAAGAGATATTACTCTTACGATCAACGCCCCTGGCACCTCAACCCCTGCTGTTAAATACACCTTTAAAGCTGCTCGTTTTGACAGCCAAGGCTTCAGTTCGGATATTGGTTCAAACAAGAGCGTTGATCTTAGTTTCTCGACTCAGATTGGTGGTCCTAACGATACGGTTCACGGGATCTTCTTCTCTGGATCTTCTGATCGCGCATTCGTCTAATACTAATTAGAATACAAAAAACCCGCTCCGAAAGGGGCGGGTTTTTTATTTATACATCTCCTCTTACAAGTAACCGCCAGGATAATACCCAAAAGGATAAGCGTAATAAGTGCCACTTCCACTTGGGAATCCAGCCTCAATACCGCCTAGTTGACGAGGTTCAGCCTTGTAGCTATTGTAGGTGGCTACAAGGTCTTTTAAACGCGCTTGAGAGTCTGTTGCAAGACCTCTGTACACTTTACTCACTTCATTTCGGTTAATAAAAGAGATGCTATTATCTCCATCAGAAACAGAAAGAATATTATCTCCATTATTGCTTGTGGCAACAATGCCTCGCAAAGTATTTCGAGCTTGCTTTGAATAATAACTGCTTAAATAAAGCTCTTTATAAATAGCCTTCTCCTCATCTCCGAGACTAGGATCAGAGCCAGTAAAATTACTATAAATCAAGTTATTAAGCGTTCCTAAATTAGTCGAAAACCATCCACTAATCTGTGTGTAGGAAGCAACGTCAGTATTAGAGTCGAATTCTACAGAAAAAATATCGTGTGCTAAATCAGAGTATACGCTCATTTAAAATCTCCTAAAATTTTAAGGGTCTTTTGATGCTGTGGATTGTTTTTATCCAGCTTGATGCTATTGGTTGTCAAAGGGAGAAGTTTGCCTTTTGTATTTAAGTTGTAATTCCTAAACTCTTTGATCAAAGCTTTTTTAAGATTAGGGCGTTGAATATAAGGGCTTACGCCAACTCTCATTGCTAGGCTTTGCATTTCTGAGTAATTCATGTCAGCCAAGCGGTCTTCAAAAATCGACAATTCTGTAGTCTTGAACGGATTAACTTCTTGCACTCCAAGAATTTTTTCTAATTCCAAAATCTTTTCTTTGAACTCTTTACCATTGATATGCTCGATATTATTTAATTCATTTTTAGGGTCCATATATTATTATACATTTAAAGTTTAAAAAATAAACAAAAAAGGGGTTGCCCTTTCAGGCAACCCCCAAGTTATTTGTTCCTATTAGACGATCACACCGAGCAAGGCGCGGTTGTCGAGAACCATACGACCTTCTTCAAGCGAGCCGAAGTAGCCGATCTTGTTCTGACGGATGCTGTACTGGTCATCAGCGATGAGACTGAATTCAGAACCGCTGTCAGCGTCGATTGCAGTAGCGCGGATCAGGGATTCGCGAGTGCGGTCAAGACCAACTGCGATTTCCTGAGAAGCGCCATCAAAGGTGCCAGTATAAAGGGTATCAAAGATAGTATTATACTTTTGGTTCTGACCAAGTTCGTTAATAACCATGAGAGAAACACCATAGAATTCTGGCAAGCCAGCGCTATTGTACAGAGCCATACGCATAGCGTCTGGAGCAGCAATACCGTTGGAAGCAGGCTGGGTTGCGCTAAGAGCAAGACCACCAGCGCCTTTGGTGTTGATTGGATTATAAGCCATTGAGCGAAGCGAAGCTTCAATTTCTGGCGAGATGATCAAATCAGTGATACCGTTAGAACCAGCAGCGCCTTCAGGAGTACCCTTGGAGAACGATGTGTTGATGCGGCGAGCACGGTTAATAAGGTTGTTGAAATCGTTGAGCAAGAAGGCTCCAGCGGTTGTTGCCGAAAGAATATGCGACAAACCGTTAGTGGAAGCGTTACCAAGAGCGCCCATCAACAGGTTGGCGCTGGTGCGCTCCTGCTTGAGAAGGATTTCCTGAGCCATACGAGTGAAGGTTTTGCTCACTACATCCATGCGACTCTTAGCAGCATAGCGACGGTCGAAGCTAAGTGCAGAATCAAGGGTGTAGGTTGCAATCTTCATTTCAGAAACAGTCGGAAGGACTTGGTTCTGGGGAAGACCACCAGCAGCGCTCTGGCTGTACACAGTGATATAGTCCTCATCGGAAATATCATAGTACAAGTCAAGAGGAATGGATGGATTATCATCGGCGTTGAACTGAAGCTGAGTAAAGAGATTACTGAGCGTAGGTGCATTGTTGATGACTTCAGCGAGAACTGGGCCGATGAATTCAGCAAGGGCAACTTGAGCTTCGTAAGCGACCTGACGGTTGCGGGAAGCCATAGCCTTGATTAGTTCGACCTGTTCTGGGGTTCTTTTGAGAGAGATTTTCATATTAAATTTTTTGTTCTCCTTTTGTTAAGATTACATGCGGAGTCCGACGATAACAAAGTTACCTGCGAATGCATCTGTGGTTGTTTGGGATGTGCGGGAGCCAGTGCCAAGAACAAGGCCGATTTTACCAGCATCGCTAGGTAAACAACCAGTGATTTGACCCTGAGTAGCGGAGAGCTTAAAGCCACTGCCAACAACGAGGTTATTCAGAACGGCAGTAGTGCCACCGAAAGCTGCGTTAGAAAGAGAGAACATACCGCGAGTAGCTACTGGAACAGCTTGTCCAGGAAGTACGCACATAAGCTCTTCAGCCTTTTGACGATAGTAGAGCAGTTTCTCACCGTTTTCGTCAAACTTTGCAGTCTGGCGAAGAGTGATACCAAGAACGTTCGTCAAGTCGCCAGAAGCAGCAGGAGTAACTTTCAGGTTGACAGAAGGATAGCTATTAGCGCCAACAAAAGGATAGTCGGTTTTGCCGAGGTAGCTGTTGGAGCCATAACTTACGGGGTCAAGGTCAAAGTTACCAGCGGAAACTTTAACGAAAACGCCAGCATCGCCAGAGCCAACGCCAGTGACGTTGTCGTTGATAGCTGCGTCTACAAGTGCATACATGTTGATAACATCGTTATCATCATATTGACGGAATGGGAGTAGTCGATTTGACATATTTTATTTGATTGAAATTGTTAGGAAATGGTGATATTCTCGCGAGAGAAAGCGGAAGCGAATTTCTCCTTGAAGGACTTGCCTTCAGTAGAGTCTCCGTTGTTGTTTGGTACTGTTTCTTTTGCAGATGCTTTAGCATTTTCTAGAGCCTCTTCAGCCAATTCAGCGTCGGTTTTAGTAACCGAAGCATTTGACTTATTTAACTCTACTAAACGCTTTTCAACTTCTGCATTGATGCGAGCCTCTGCTTCTTCAGCAAGACGAGCCGCGTGTTCTTTGTTTTTGTGTTTCCAAATAACAGCGAGCTTTTCTTGATAAGATGCGAAAGCTTCATCGGAAATGTCGAGAACTTTAAGCTCAGAAGCGAGGATCTGACGATCCGCATCTTCAAGAGAGTAAGCGTTATCAACAACTTCCATGCGGGAATTAAAACGAGCAAGGGCTTTTTCAGCGTCTTGATTAGCTTCGATTTCCTGAAGTTTAACTTTAGTATCTGAAAGTTCTTTCTGAAGACCTTCGACGGAAGCTACAAGCTCCTTGGTCTTAGTTTCAGAAGCCTCTTTCTCCAATTTAGCAGTGCGATATTCCTCATCCTTTTGGCGAATTGCTTCGGTAAAAGTACTTGTCATGTTAGCGATTGCTTCTTCGGAGAATTTCTTCTCATGTAGAGAAGACTTTAATTCTGTGAGAAATTTTTCTAAATCCATAGATTTTTTGATGTTTACATTGTTTAAGTTAATTTGTGAAATTATTTTTTCATTATTTATCGCAAATACTTTTTTATCGCGTTTGTCTTTAAATGAAATATTGTCTTCGACCTCAGTATCATCGAGTAATAACCCTCTGACATTAGCGGCTGGAGTAGATGTAAAACCTATACCTAATGGGTAAACATTGCCTTTAACAAGGCGATAAATTTTAGAGCCATCTTCGGTTTTACCATTACCGCCATAAGCGCGTAATCTACCTTTAAATTCTTCAATGTGTTTAGGATTGGAAATGATTTCCGCGTCCTTTAAATCAGTGCTTCCAAGAGCCAAAACATATTCTGTGAAACCCAGTTCCCAGCTAGCAGAAACAGTATTAAATAAACCGTCTCCTTCGTTGGTTGAGTTATAAACAAGATCAGTGAATTTAGGATCAATTAGTTTATAGATAACAGAGCCTAGAGATAAGTTAACAAGACCATTAGTGTCAAGAACCTCTTCATTACTCATAGGGACATTTTCGCCCCAAGAACTAAAACCAGCAGAAACAATATGACCAACAATCTTTTGTTTGTTGTGTTCAATATTGGTTGGCTTATGCATAAAATATGGAGCAATTCTAACGGCAGTTTCAGAATCAATGCCGTCATCATTTTTATTAAACTGATTAACAACAGCAGCGTCAAAAGCCACTCCCATAAGATCAATGTTTTTGCTCAAATCAATTTTGTTACTGGGCAAAAGATCTTTGAGATTGTTTAAAGAAGCTCTTGAGATAAAAGAGTCTTCGCCAATAGAACATTGGCGCAAGGGAATATTAAAAGATGTTTTATATTTAAAGTCCATTATAAGTCGATAGTGTTTTTCCAAACCTCTTTAGTTTCAGCGCGTTCCTCTTCTGGAGTTTCGTTTTTCTCCTCATCCTCGGCTTTCTTGATTTGCTCTTGAGTGATAACGGTCAAACTATTTGTTGGAGTTTTTTTAATTAAATCGCGATATTGCATTTTCTCTTGGGATTTTTGCGCAGAATCGCTTTCTTCAATATCTTCCATAGTGTCGCTCTCTTTAATCTCATGACTCAATGGATCGCTAGGTTTATCCATTTTGCGCAGCAATGCTTTTTGCATATCAACAGGCAGCTTGAGCTGTTCTGTAGTTAATTGTCCGCCTTCAGTTTTTTCAAGCAAAGTATCTCTCATGTTTCCATAAGCAGCTTTACATTTACCCATGGATGTTGGCATGTCTAAATTGTGAGTATGAGTAAAAGCCATTGGGTCCATGACACAAGCGCTCATAAAGTGTCGATACACATAATCTTCATGCTCATCCATACACATGCACGAAAGCGATACTTCTGCCACTCCGTTTTTATATTCAACTGTCTTTTTTAATGGAGTGGGTACGTCTTCTGGCTTCATGATTTTTTACTGTGATAGAGAATTGCGGCGGAATAAGAATCTAATTCGTGAGCGTCCGAAATTTCTAAAACTTCGTCAAGAAGTTCTAGGGATTCGATTTGATCAAAGTCTTTTACACATTCCAAAGCTTTTGTTTCCCAATTATCTATTTCGTAGGCGCAAATAATCTTTTTGCAAAGCTCTTCTAAAGCTCCGTGCTGCTGTTTAGACAGTTTCTTTAATCCAAGAGTTTGTTTTGCGCTGGCTTTAATAGAGGAATCCAAAGCTTCAATTTTATAAATAATATCTTGAATGCCTTTGCGGGAATAATGAGCTTCAGTCATTGCTCCTTGTGGGCGACCAGCGCTTTTAGGAGTTTTGTTTTGAACTGGTTGACTCTTGGTATTTTTACTACCGCCTTTTGGTTGTGGAGGCGCGGGTGGAGCAATAACTGGCACTCCACCAACCAACGGATTGTAAAATCCTTTTTCACGATCATCAACAAAAGTCTGTTGAGCAGGAGAGATCTCATCTGCTTGAGGGAATCTACCTGTATTGAAAACAGTAAGACCTTGCTGCGGAGTAATAACTCCCAATTCCATAAGGCGAGTAGTTACGCGCAGTAACTGAGTGTTGTCCTTGAAGTCAATCTCTTTAAATCTAGCCTCTGGGTAAGAACGAAAACCAAGAGCCTTGGAAATACGTTTAATTTCTGGTTGTAAAAATTCATTAATAAAAGCCAAGCGGCTTTCTTTTAAGCGGTCAACAAACATGTCGATCTTTGTGGCGATATTACCATACTTATCGTCGCCAAAGAAGATATTTTGCAAACCTTGCTCAATGTCTTTATTTAATGTTTCGTATTTTGCTGGCCCAAGAACTTTGTTAAGGTCTGGAATAATAAAGTCAGCTTTTGTTGTGTAGTCTGAGATGAGCACTCTTCCAACAGACTCGTTTCTGAACAAGTCTTGCATGGCTTTGAGATTGTGGTGATTGATTCCTCCCTTGTCTGGGGGCGCGCCCATTGTGATAAGTAGAATGACGTTCTCAACTGTTCTGGTAATGGCTTGATCCATTTTTTTGAGTTCAAGCTTGGCATTGATGTCTTGAAGAACAGGGAAGCCAAAAGGGATAGCAAAAGGTTCATAATCTTGTTTTTTATAAAAAGCGAAATGAAGACGATTAGGGTCGATTAGAATTTTTAAGCCATTCTTAGCGAAACTTCCATTTTTAATTTGCTTCTGTACGTCTTCTGGGAAAGAAGCAAGCAAGTCTTTATCGTCCTCGCTTTGAGGGTGACGCAGTCTTTCTAAGTCATATTCAGAAAGAACTTTCTCATAAGCTACAGCGTTAAAAGTGGTAGCTCTTTTTGCAACAATATCAAAAGGGTTAAGCAAGATATACTTGATTGGAATAGTGTTCTGTCCAATATCTCCCTCTGCCGCATACATTGTAGAAAGTTTTTTGAAATCTTCAATATCAAACTTGCCATCTGTGCGATAAATGAAAATATTTCCGCCGCGATAGTATTCACGGAAAAACTGATCTTTTAAATTCCACATTTTAATCTTACGCATCCAGCGATAGAAGAAATCTTTTGATTTGTCTGTTCCGCCCTCAAGATAAATGTCTCCATTAGAAAATTCAGACATTAGATCCACAGCATTACGAAAAACAGGAACATTTGCGTATGCTTTTTGACAGAGTTCAATAGCTTCTCTAATATAAACTCCATCATTAGAAAAACTATATGGAAGCATACCTGCGCGAATGCTGCTGTAACGATCAAACGTAGGTGCTAAGGCAGCGCGATTCACTCTAGACCCTGTAGACTCAGATCTAGTCAATCCATCGCGAGAAGCTTTTGCAAACATCATAGAAGAAGCGTCTGATGTGTAAAAGGGTTCTCCAGTCAGAGCAGGGTCAAAATTAGACTGGGCAAAAATCTGTGCCTGCTGTTGAATCACAACATTTGATTGAGATTGACGTTCGAATTTAGTCCAGTAATCTGACTTTTTATTGTATGATCTTGCCATTTGATTATATTACACAACAAATTTTAAAATCCAACTTTAAAGTTACTTTAAAAGTACTTTAAAACAACATTGGCTCAAATGTAGTCATTGTTTCTTCTTGATTTTGATTCATAATATCAAAGTATGTTTGGACCATCCAATTTCCTAATACCAATGCTGAGTAAGAATCTCGTCTAGCTTTATCTGGGCCAGATTGGCGGCGAAGATTTAATGGCAAATCAAAAGATTGAGTTCCCTGTGCTGAACTAGAGATTTGAATCAAAGCGCATTGAGCTTTAGTAAGGTCAATCATATCTTTCTGGTGCTCAATAAAGTCAATCATTTTAGCGGCAGAATTTTTCTCGTCCACATCAATAAAACGAGAGAATTTTATTTTTTCAATAGGAATTTTCTTAGAGCGCTGACGCTGATAGTCATCGTTAATTGCGGAAGAAGCGAACCAAATACTTTTATGGTCAATAGCTGATTGCAACATTTCATTCCCAGACCGAATCCAAGAAGAAGTAGGTTTGCGCAAATAACAGATTCTTTTTTCTTCTAGATTGTATTGATTTCTCGCTTCTCTTAGGGCTGTTTGATAATCTTGAACATTGTCGAAATCAGCGTCGAACAAATTGATTTTAATTCCAGCCTCTTTGAACATTTCACTCTCATTAGCTGCGTTTAAAAATTGCACGCCACCGTTATAATCTCCAATAATACACACGATATTAAAATGAGTTAAAATATAAAGAAAGTAAAAAATATGCTCTTTCAGCGCAGTGCCAGGCATGGCATAACTATGAACAAGAGTAGCTTTTCTAGTGTCTTTATTGAGTTTAAGAACATGCATAGCAAAGTCATCTGAACTCTCACTCTCAGACCAAGATGGGTCAAAAGATAATAGGTATTCATCGTTTGGTTCGCCTGCAACTTCAACTGCTTGACCCTCACCGTCGATAACTGTGCAAGCTGCCATTTTACTAACCTTAAAGTAACCGCTAGAATCGTCTGTAAACAAAGATCCAAACTCTCGATCAAACTGAGATTGACTCATGGTTGATTTAGCTTGTTGAATTAATGACTGATCGTACAATTGTGTAGGCGCACAGTCGTAACTCAAATGCATAATAACACGATGAGCAATATCTGACTTTTCAGGAGTCAAGATTAAACTCTCATAGCGCTGATATAGCTTGTATAAATATTCAAACTTGTAAGAGGCAGAAGACAAGCCAATGATTTTATTGTTTGGCCATTGTTTTCGATCTTCTTCAGTCATTTCTCCCTTGTCAATCAATTGAGTTTCTAGATTGTAGATTTCTTGACGTTCTGTTGGGTTTTCTACAACAGAAAGGAAAGGAACAATAACTTCGTTATAGATTCGTTCGGGCATAAGCAAGAACTCATCAATAATCATTCGTTGAAAACGGAAACCGCGCAACTTTTCGCCATCTCCTAGAGGCAACGCTGTAATTTTGCTTCGGCCAATCTCCATGACCCACTGGTCATTGTTTTTGGAAACTCTTGTAACAGCCTCAGAGAACATAGAGGCTTTAGGGGTTTTCATAATGTCTTCAATTTTATTAAAGATCATTCGGCTTTGTCGAAACGACTTGGAAATAATACCAATATGAACACCTTGGTGAAGCACAGCATCTAAAGCTGCAAAAATACCAGTTGTAAATGATTTACTTTGACCTCGGCTCCAAATCCCTAAGAAGTAATCAGTAAGCATCATAGACTTAATCGCCATGTGCTGAAAGGGGAATAGTTTAACACCAGTTAGTAGCTCGCAAGTAAAAGAGGGGTTTTCTTTTAAGAATTTATAAAACAATATCTTAGCATCTTTCTCTTCAAGATAGCCTTCCATTGCAAGAATCTCATTATTGATACCTTGAAAATGCTTACGTCGTTTTTGGTTTCCTTCAATCCAAGCCATTTAATATTCCTTCGTTAATGTAAAATTGTAAATCTACGTTCCATAATTTTCTACCATGGAATAGTATTCTAGGGATAAGCTTTTGACTATTTTCCCTGCTTCCTGAAAAAACAAACTGACAGCAATCCTTAAACTCATTCTGAACGGCTCTCATATTGTGATAGATATATGAGAGGTTGCATTTATGAGAGGTTCTTGCGTTGTTTTTTTCGATTTTGTCTATATCGCTCTCTATAACCACAAAGATAAAAGAGCTTTGACCACGCGCACGCTGTAGTTCGCGTTTAAAGCGGTCTAGATTGTCTTGGCTGAGTGTAGACTTGAAATCACCCTCACTCTTCCTGTCAACGAACGTATAGCTAAAGTATTGGTTTTCTATAGCATAGTCTCCCAAGTCTAATTTCATTGATTCGCTGCGACTAAAATCTAATGGCTGCTGCTCTCTAGTATCAATAAAGATTTTAGCATCAATTTTATTAGAGAAGTCTTTAGTGAGATGCGCGGAAAACTTTGGAGAGGCGTTAACATTTTTACATGCCTCTACATAGCTATTAAAAAATCTTTTATATGTGGAGATTGTCGGTAAGCCGTAACTTTGCAACTCAACCTCACTAGGAGCAACGCCATCTTTCACTTTGTATTCCAACATGTCCATTAATACAGCGGAACAACTCCAATCTCTGCTTGGCTTGTTGGCAAAAAAAGCTTTTTGATTTTCCTTGTTTAAAAAATAAGCATTAAAATACTGATCTTTGTTTTTGAAAGGCAGTAAATCTTTTGTATGCAAATCTCTACGGGGATAGTGCTTTGTATAGTAATCATGAAGAAACATATCATGCTTTTTTATATGAGCATGAAGGCTTCTCTCTGAGTCAAACTCAGCACCACATTCTAAACATTTAAATAACATCTTCTTTTGCGACTCCTAAAACTCTTGCTTTCCATTCTCCCATACTTTCTAAACGATTAGCCTCGTCAGAAACGATTTGTTTTTGCATCTCTGCAATATTCACCATATTCTTACGTTCTTCCTCGTCTTGAAATAGCTGAACCAAAGAAATAATAGAAGCATTATCTTTAAACTTGCTTTTCATTCTTTCTGCGCGATCACCTTGTAGTTTTTTAGTAAGGTTTTCGATTCGACCTTCGCACTGATGGTATTCGCCAGATTTTGCTTTAATGATTTCTGCTAAACGAACAGTCATGTCTTGCTGGTCGTCAATATCGTCAAACTGGTCATTCAGTTTATTTAAATGTTTGCCAATAACTTCTAGGTTAATGATTTCTTTGCAAACGTTCATGTAAAGATTCAACTCATCTGCGGAAAGGTCTGGCTTGTCCCAAGTTAAACGAACAAATTCCTCCTCAAACAAATAACGATCTTTAACGGAAATATAATTATTAATAATTGCCACAAAGCGCGAATTAGCAAGATTAATACCCAGCTTATCCACGCACATGCGATACTGTCGAGAGACTTTATCTTCTTCTAGTTTTAAACCAGTAGCGTCATTGATCTTCTTGAGAATTCGGCCAAAAGCTTTTGGCGGTGAATACTCTGTAAGAGAAGCATTCTCACTACCAATAACAAAATCAGGATTAACTGATCGAATATATTCTAATACCGTTCTTTGCTCTAACCCAAGTTTCTTAACCTCCCTATCGCTAAAAACCATTTCCGCAATCCTAAAAGAAGAGACCCCAGACTGTGTTTGAAGCAAAATAAATTCTTTCTGGGCATTGCTCAAACCAATCTCATCGCTTTTTATTTTTTTAGTAGTGCTGTATTGGAATTTGTTGTCAATTAAAAATTTGCGCACTAAACGGCCCTCTTTTGTGCGGCCATCTAAAGATTGATCGTTGTAGCAGTTGCGAGTAAGCTCATTCAAGTCCGACATTTTAGAGTAATTGTCGCGAATGAATTGTTCTTGATCTGGCGTCAGTTCGTTCATATAATATCCTTATTTTTTAATATTTCTACAGCCTTGTCTTTGAATAATTTTTTTAGATTTTTAATCTGTTTGTATCCAACTTTGCGATTTTTTTCGCTGCTGCGATAGCCTAAGAAAATAGCTACTTCCTCGTCGCTCTTCTTCTCGAAATAAAGCATACAATAAGCAGTATAATAATTGGCTGATAAAATCTTTTTCATTTCCACGTTAAGGCTCAAAATAGCTTCATCAAAATCCAAATTATGACTAGAGATAGACTCAACTTCGCGAGCGTGATTTTCTAGTTCCAAAGGAAGCTTTATATTGTAGCCGTGCTGCTTGCTTTTTTCCCAAGTGCCATACAAGGAACACTCTTTTGTTTGTAAACCGCTGCGATTAATAGCGCAATGGTTTTCTCCTAAATTATGCACGCAATTAGCGCAGGGTTTAACGTAATTCGTGTAATTATTACGAATAATATTTCTCATCTGATTAGAGATGATTCTAGAAACCCAAGGTTCAAGGGGTTTGCTCTGATCCCACATGTCCCACTTCTTATAGATGTGAATAGTGATGATTTGTTCGACATCCTCAAACGATAACCATTTGAGAATGCTGAGTTGCCACTTGTTTTTTCGTTTCCGAATTTCAGTGGATATGATTGGCAGTTTTTCCTCGAAAGAAATTTTATTTACGGCGTCCATCTCTATTTTTAAAGTCATCTAGAGAGACGGAGCGACTTTTTCTATCAGGAGGCTGGGGGCTACCAAATAAATCCCCTAATTTGTATGTACGATTTCCTAGTTCGTGTTCAACTTCATAAGCAAAACTTCTAATGATTGGCACTTCTCTTGCATTTGAGAATTCATCATTGCTTCCCTCTAATTCGTCTTCGTCATTAAAGTCATCGTCTTCTCTTGCAGTGTTCTTTTGAACTTTAGGAGTGGAAGCATTAATTGGCGAAGCGGCAGAAGCGTTTAACTTTGTACCACATTTATTACAAAAATTTGGAGCAGCAAAGCTGTATTCCAATTTACTTCCACAATTAGTACAAAAACATGATGCCATAAGTTATTTAATTTGTTCTATCCTTTTTTTAATTTCGTCCGTGTCTCGCTTAATATAATCAAGTTTGGTATTGATTAATTCAACAATGGATTTCATTTTTTCATCTAAGATTAAAATTTTTTCCTCTGATTGGTCTATTTTTAATTCTAAATTTTTTAAATCGGGAACAGAAGCATAATTAGTATTTAACCACAAAACGGCAATTGCAGCGACAGCGAGAGATCCAGTTTTAACAGCGTTAAACCAGTCGAATGTGATTTTTGGAGGCATGTAATTAATTACACTAACGCTTGCGCAAAGTCTCCAATTTAGCCACGATAAATCTTAAAATTTCGCTACGATAAATATCTTCGTTTCCGAATTTAAAAACATGAATACCTTTAGACTTACTATCCTCATCGTCAAAGAGTTCAATCATTTCTTCAAAGCCGCTCATGCGAATATCGCTCTGCATTAAATCGCCGCAAATAAATAGTTTTGCGTTCTCACCGATGCGAGTAATAAGAGTAACTAATTCCTTATGAGAAAAGTTCTGAGATTCGTCAGCAACAACCACTCTGTTAGTCCAGCTAGAGCCGCGAACAAAGTTGATTGGCATGACTCCAATGACTCCATCTTTTTTCATATTAATTGCTGTAGGAGTAGTAATAATCTCCTCCAGCTTATCGTCCAGGGGAATAGAGAAAGGGAGAAACTTTTCGTTTACATCTCCTGGCAAGCTGCCGATGCCTTTGTCGGCGCTTTCAGCAATGCTGCGAATATAAGTCATTTCTAACTCTCTTTTAGAAGCAAGTAAATTGAGCGCTGCATAGATTGCCATGTATGTATTGTGAGTAACAATATAATCTTTGGTTAAATACAAATGAGAATCATCTTTAACCATAATACATTGACACTCTTCCTCTCCAATAAGCTCGATAGAACGGACGGCTCTTGCTGGCAGATATTTAGTTAAAGGTTTATATTTTTCAACTTTTCTTTTTAGAGAGAATGGAATGATATGAGCGGGTAACGATACATTTACTTTGTAAGCTATTTTTCCAATTTTCTTTTCGCCTAAATAAGTAAACTTAGGACTAAATGAAGTTATTCTTGCTACTCCACCCAAAGATTCTATTAATTCTTTAACATCAAAAGCTAATCTTTGGCTAGTTGTGGTATAAATAGCTCTACCTTTTTGAGAATCTGTATGGCCATCAGTATCCATTAATCCTTGTAATAAAGATACTCTATTTTCGACAGAATCTATTAAATAATTTTCAGGAATAAATTTAAGATAACTTTTGGTATTTAAACCCATCTTTTTTATTTCATCCCAGCAAAGATTTTTTTGATTTTTGCCTACAATCGAAAAGGCGTATTGATCTTTATATGGGTGAATAGAATGATTATTGGGCAGTAATTTTTCGAATGATTCTACAATTTCTTGATCTGCTGTTGTGAATCTTGTGCCAACTGTTAAACCTCCATCTCCAATTAAAGCTCCTAAAAGGTATGGATGAATCAAATGCTGTTTAGGTTCAAATTGAACTGGTTTAGTAATAGGGATATAATGATTCAGTCGAGTGCTTCCAGAAACATATAAAGATTCTCTAATCTCCTTTAAAGATCTAACTTGACCGATCTTCTCATTTTTGATTCTACTGCCCTTTACTTTTTTTCGATTGTATCTTTCCGCGTTAGTTTGAGTCAACCATAAATGGTCATCACAACAATGAGTGAATGATCCATCATTAAATTCTATTTTAAATACTTCTTTGTTTCCTTGTGGGAAAACTCCCTCCACTTCTGTAGGAGTTCCATGGGGAGTCATTACTAAATCGCCCTTTTTAATATCTCCCATATTTACCCACCCATTAGGTGTTAAAATAGGTTCTGATAAAGGTTGAGCTTTAGAACTTCCCGCTGGCCCAGCGATAAAGATCGCTTTTGTGTCAGGGTTGAGGCAAATTTCCAATAATTCTTTTTGTTTAGAAGAGAATTTAAACTTGCGCTGTTTGAAGTCTATCTTACGTTCCATTGAACCAATCTCAACAGAATTGTCCACTGATTTTTTAGGTTTAGCCATTCATTAATGATTACACATTTAGAAAATATTTTCCCTAATAGTTACGCTTCCATTTAAAGTATTTCCTGGCTGAACAGAGAGAGACTGTGCGGAAATCTTTCCACTCACCGATATTTGCAGCTTATAATCAGCAGTAGGATTAAAATTATTTCCAGTAACTACATACCTAAAAGGTGAAAATTTAAAATTAACACTTGTGCCGTCTCCAGAACCATTAAAATCAATAATGTTTCCTACGTTCTCGCCCTCTACTGTTACTGTTCTTTCTACACTGTTTAAAATAACTCTTTCGGGAATCTTGTTGCCAATAGTATAGACTGCTGAGCGAGAACAGCTAGTGCTAATTTGCACGCTTTTCTTTGATTGCGGCAAAGGTTGTAAGCTTCCGTCTATGCCTACCGCTAGGGCGTGCATAGCGTCGAAATAAGCGCCTGTTCCAGCCGCTGAGAGTAGAGATGGCGCACCAGCCATTCCAGTGAACGTTGTGCCCTCAATATCGTTAACATTAAAGCTGTTAAAATCAGCAGTAAAGGAAACAGGTTGGTAAGGGGTAATTTGAATAGAATAAGAATTCAAGTAACAATCTTTAAACAAGAAATTTCCAACGCGAATCTGATGACCGCTAACAAAATCCCCTGTTAAAGCTAATACTCCTGTTTGAGAGATGAGCCTAGAAGCAGCGTTCTCACCAATGAGAGGAAACCAAGAAAGACTAATCTTTGCTTGTAATGGTCCAGTGGGCGCATAGTCATTGCTGATGGGATTTTTACCCAAGTATTTTCGCGGCTCTAATTGCGTGTCAAAATTTATGCTTACACTATTAGCCGCTAACAAATCGCTTGTCACACTAATGCCGCCAGTAGTTGGTGCTGTGTCTATATTGCTAAAATTGGCAAATACTGGAACGTTTGTGTATTGAATGAATTTGGACATTGACTTTTTATACCTTTAATATTAAGTTACACTAATAGGCGTTAAATATGCCTGGCGCTCTAATAAAACGTCAAAGCCTGACCAACCCATAGGATGTCCTGGCGTATAGTAGTCTCTTTTTGCGCTGTTCTGATAGGGCCACAAGGGCTGCACATTGGAGTAGTGACTAGCCTTATTGATTTCTTCATCAGTTGACAAGTCGAAACGACACAGTGGTTTAATGTGATCCAATACCCAACCATTTTTGCCGCCATAATTGCTCCAAGACATGCCTTCTTGAAACTTTGATTCTATATAATCTCTAAAAGCTTCTGCGGTGCAGCCAATTCTCACGCTATAATGATTCATTTTTGGGTTGCGCATTTTCGACGCTGCTAGTGTTTGTATTGCTATTTGCTGTCGAATAAACCCGCTGCGTTTAGGATGGCTTGCAGGGTCTTCATTTTTGCCGCTAGAATATTCAGTGTAATTTGTTCTTTTTGAGTAGAGGCAGAATTTGCAGTAGCAATTTAGATCTTCTGGTTTTGATTTTTTTTTGGGGTAGAAACTAGATAAGGGCTTCTCCTCTTTGCAGCATGAGCATTTTTTTGAGGTTAGAGATTTGATTTTTTTGAGAGGCTTGGGAGACTTAGGTGGTTTAGGCTGTGCAGGAGTGCCAACACAAAGCCTACATTTATTAACAACCTTGTCTTCTGTTCTAGGGTTTTTATTAAATCGGCTTAATGGTTTTTTAATTCCGCAGATTGAGCATTTTTTGGAGGTTGGTTTTTTTGTTTTCATGTTTCCTATATACGAAAGAGGGGCTTGGATTTTTTTGAAGTTAAGGTTTTTTTGGTTGAGGTTTTTTGCTGAGTCTTTGGAGAAATGGGGGTGGGGGTGGAGAGGGTATTTTGATTTTTGGTTGAGAGATTGAAAAATAGTACCCCTGGCGGGTTTCCCAAACGCCTGGGCAACAGAGTTTCCTGGAAATGGGGTGGGTAGTCTAACCAGATGCGCGTCAATAGAAAAGCTTAATGGGTGCCAGTCTAACCATTTGTTTTTCAAAAGCTTAATGGGGGGCGCTATCCCATCGAAAAAAATAATCGCAAAAAATGAAACTTTCGTTTGCAGGTCTGGGGAGGTGTGGTATTATCATTTGTCAGTCGAATCTAACACATCCTCTCTTATGAATCCAATCGCCTCCCACCTCGCTACTCTCACCACTGTTCGCTATGAAAAAGAAGATGGACTGCGTGAATACAACGTTGTCCGCTTTGAAGGCGTCAAGCTCTCTAAGAAGAGTGGCAAGGAATACGCGACCTTCATTGTGAAGGTTGACGACAAGGAAGAAACAAAAAATCTTTTCATTGACCAAATCCAGTAACCTGCTACTCTACGGGAGGCGCAAGCCTCCCCTCCCTTCCCTACTATGAAAAGCATCCAATTCAAGGCTCTTACTCTTTATATCCAATTCAGCGGACAAGCTCCAATGAAGCGCGCCGTAAGCCTGCCCTTTTACCCCAAGGCATGGCGCAAGCATCCCGCGTATGATGAAGCTTTGAATGATGCTATCTCTTGCGCTGCTCTTTATGCAGGCTTATCAACGAATGATAAACCCGTTGCTTACTCTCTTCTTTCTGCTTAATTCTAACCTTCCCTCACTATGACACAAGCCAAGCCTAAAATGACTATTGAAATTTATGTTTCCCTCAAGGT